CTCAACACAGCCATGCCTGGTGTGACGAGGTCGCCAAATGGCCTGTCGCGAATGCGCGCGCCACCCGTTGCTGGGACAATCTCATGCTTGGGCTTCGGCAAGGACAGAACCCGCGCGCTGTGGTCACCACCACCCCGCGCGCAGTGCCTCTGGCGCGCCGACTTCTCGCCCCGACTGAGGAGGGAGACATCGTGGTGTCGCGCGGCTCGACCCACGACAATTGCGGCAATCTCCCGCACCGCTTTCTCGATGCGATTGATCGAGAATACACGGGAACCCAATTGGCGCGCCAAGAGATTGCCGGAGAATTGCTGACCGATGTCGAAGGCGCGTTGTGGACCCGTGGCTTGCTCGAGCACTGTCGGGAATCCGCGCTGACGGCGGAAATGTCGAGAATTGTGGTTGCCGTGGATCCTCCGGCTTCGGCCGAGGGCGACGCCTGCGGGATCGTGGTCGCGGGGATCGGATCAGACGGGATCGCCCGCGTGCTTGCAGATTGCACGCGCGAACAGTGCTCACCTGACGGGTGGGCCCGCGCAGTAGCGTCTGCTGCAGTAGCCTGGCGCGCCGATCGCGTGATCGCCGAGGCCAACAATGGTGGCTCTATGGTCGAAAGCGTGTTGCGCGCCTCGGGCAGCGCTCTCCCGATCAAGCTGGTGCGCGCTAGCCGCGGCAAGAGTGCGCGCGCCGAGCCGGTGGCAGCGCTGTATGAGGCCGGGAGGGTCAAGCATCTTGGCCTGTTCGGCGCGCTCGAAGATCAAATGTGCGGCCTGCTTGTGGGCGGTCAGTATGCCGGGCCAGGCCGCAGCCCGGACCGCGCCGACGCGCTGGTGTGGGCGCTCAGCGAACTGATGCTCACACCGGTCGCCAGACCGACGATCCGCGTACTCTGAAAAAGGAATTGCAATGACTTGGTTTGAAAGTCTGACCGCGGCCTTCAAAGGCGGCGAGAGCGTCAATGCACCCCTCTCAAAGCCGGCCTACGCTCTGTGGCCGACACGCTTTGATTCACCCGAGCACGGCGCAGACTATTCATATGATCGCGCCATCCGCGAGGGATATCTGACCAATCCGATTGCGCAACGAGCGGTGCGGCTTGTCACCGACGGGATCGGCCAAATCCCGGTTCAAACAAGCGACTCGGGCCTGAACGCTCTTGTGACCTCGCAAGCCGGTGGAACAAGCGTGCTCGAAACCCTGGCCGCGCACACGCTCCTGCATGGCAACGCTTATGTCCAAGTGCTCAAAGACGGTGCGGGCAAGCCGGTCGAACTGTTCGCGCTGAGGCCCGATCGCGTCACGATCATAGCGGGAGAGGACGGCTGGCCGACGCGCTACGAGTATCGGGTCGCGGGCAAGTGCTTGTCGCTGCCGCTCGAGGATGGCGATGGCTGGCCCAATGTTGTCCATGTCGCGGCGTTGCATCCGCTCGATGATCATTATGGCAGCGGAGCGCTGCGCACCGCATGGCAAGCGATCGCAATCCACAACGCGGCGAGCCGGTGGAATCGGGCCTTGCTCGAGAATGCGGCGCGGCCTTCGGGCGCATTGGTGCATGAGGCGTCCGAGGGCTCTCCGCTGAGCGCGGATCAGTATGAGCGGCTCTCGCTAGAGCTAGGCGAGGCGTTCTCGGGCAACGCCAATGCCGGACGACCGATGCTGCTCGATGGAGGCTTGCGCTGGCAGAGCCTCTCGCTGTCGCCCGCGGACATGGACTTTGCAACGCTCAAGAGCGCTGCGGCCCGCGATATCGCTCTGGCGTTCGGAGTGCCGCCGATGCTGCTCGGGCTGCCGGGCGACAACACCTACGCCAACTACCGCGAGGCCAACCGCGCGCTGTGGCGACTCACTCTGTTGCAGCTCGCCGGCCAATTGCTCGACGCCCTCCGTGCTGGGCTCCGACCCTGGTTCCCGCGCGCTCGATTGGCCGTCGACCTCGATCAAATTCCCGCGCTCTCAGAAGAGCGCGAGCGGCTTTGGCGGCAAGTCGCCCAAGCCGATTTCCTGAGCAATCACGAAAAGCGCACCATGCTCGGCATTGCGCACAACCACAACGAGAAGGGCAGACCATGACACCACACACCCGACGCGAAGACTTGCTCGCCAGCCTGCTGGCGCAAGCGCAACAGGATGGAGCCGACGTCACCACCTTGCGCGGCATTGTCTCCGAAACCAGCGAGTTAGCGGCCGAGCGGGTGCTCGACCGGATGGGCCTCGCTGATGCCGACGCGCAAGCCGATATGGATGAGCTGCGCGAATTGTTGCAAGCGTGGCGCGACGCCAAAGCCAGCGCATGGAAAGCGGTGATCGATTGGTCGGTCCGAGCAATCTTGGCGTTGCTTCTGGTCGGGATCGCCGTGAGACTTGGCGCATGGGAGCTGGTGCGATGAGCGCTTTGGCGCTGCGATTTGCAGGCTATGCCGGGCTGTTCAACATCGCCGATGGCGCCAGGGATACGATCCGAAAGGGGGCGTTTGCACGCTGCCTTCACAACCGCGAGACGCCGTTCCCGTTGCTGTGGCAGCACCGGCCCAGCGAGCGTATCGGTTCGATTGAATCGATCGCCGAAGACCATGTCGGATTGCGCGTTATCGGTCGGATCGAAAGGCCTGAGAGCGCAGCCGCTGCGGCGCTCCGCAACCGCCGCGTTACAGGACTCAGCTTTGGATACCGCGCGCGCCGCTATGATCGCACCGGATCAGGCAGAGAATTGCACGACATCGATCTCTACGAAGTGAGCTTGGTCACGCATCCGCTGCAGAACCGCGCGAGGGTCCACCTGCTCGCCTGACACGCCCCCCTTAGTTTCCGCCAGGCCGCCGAATGTGCGGCCTTTTTTGTATCCCGATGAAAGGTTGAATTCCATGACTGATGCTCCCGATCCGCTCGAACACAGCTTTGACCTGGCCGCGCGCCAAGACCAGACCGACCAGCAGCTCGAAACGCTGCGCGACGATGTCGACGAAGTGAAGGCGCGGCTTGAGAAGGTAGCGCGGGCCGCCAGCCGCGCACCGCTCGCCAGCGATGACAGCAATTCCGCTGAAACCAAGAGCTTTGTCGAGGGCTATCTTCGCCAAGGCCGAGACCACGAGGTTAAAGCGATCGCTGGCACCGCCCTTGCCGATGGCGGCTATGCTGTGCCGCAACAGATCGACGCCGCGATCGCTCGCACTCTGACCGAGATCAGCCCGATCCGCAGCATCGCTCAAGTCGTTCAAACCGGCACCAGCGGGTACCGCAAACTGATGTCAAGAGGGGGCACCGCCTCGGGCTGGGTTGGCGAGACAGACCAGCGGCCGGCAACCGACACACCCGATTTTGCGGAAATCGCCCCTCCCGCAGGAGAGCTCTACGCCAATCCTGCCGCCACACAGGCGATGCTCGATGATGCGGCATTCAATCTCGAAGACTGGTTGGTCAGCGAGATCGCGACCGAGTTCGCGCGCGCCGAAGGTGCGGCGTTTATCTCGGGATCAGGCTCTGATCAGCCGAAGGGATTTCTCGCCGGTGCAAAGAACCGCAGCGAGGACTCAGTGCGCGCCTTTGGCGCGTTGCAATATGTCGGCTCCGGCAACGCCAACGGCTTGGGCTCAAACGCCGACCAAACGCTGATCGATCTGGTCCACACGCTCAAATCAGGACATCGACAAGGCGCGCATTTTGTCATGAACTCCGCGACGCTGGCAGAAGTGCGCAAACTCAAGACGGAGAATGGAGCGTTCCTGTGGCAGGCCGGGCTGGTCGAAGGACAGCCTGACCGATTGCTCGGCTATCCAGTGGTCGAGGCAGAAGACATGCCTGATATCGCTGCTGGCCAATACCCGATCGCGTTCGGCAATTTTCGCAACGGCTATCTTGTCGCCGAGCGGACAGCGACGCAGATCCTGCGTGATCCGTTCACCAACAAGCCGTTCGTTCATTTCTACGCGACCAAGCGTGTCGGCGGCAGCGTGCTCGATTCGAACGCGATCAAGCTGCTCAAAGTCGAAGCTTAACCCTGGAGACTGAGGGCGTCCGTGTGGCGCCCTCAACCTGTTCGGAGAATCCCATGCGCCGCACACTAAAGTCTCCGGCTGATTTGGCTGGAGACGCTCGCTCAGACCTCAAGCAATGGCTGGGCATTTCGCAATCCGACGAGGATGGGCTGCTGAGCAGCCTGCTCATCGCGAGCACCGAGTTGTGCGAGGCTTTCATCGGCCAGCACCCTCTGCAAGTTGATGTTGTGGAGA